CTATCCTGACTACGCGATAACAATCAACGAGAAAGATTTAATTCGTTACGGCAAACTCTACCCGCATATTTGCATCATCCTCGATATTCATTTCCCGCATTACCGGGCAACGCATTACGCCCCGCTTTTTTTCCTGCGGCAAATTGTAATGAGCGGCAAAGCGAAACTACACACATACGAAAAGCGAGTGAATGACACGCAAGGGAACGCGAAGGCAAGTTATGTCTTTGATGCAAGGTGGTTCCCTATAATTGGCAAGGCAAAAACAATCAAAAAATCAGAAAAAAACGACGAGTAATGTCCGTCAAAATGTCCACATCAAAATGAAAGAAAGACCCTTCCAATCTTGGACTTGCGTTCAATGCGGACGAAAACACGGCCCTGAAAATCCCAAGGTTGTGTCCGCTTTCCACAATAGACTTTAAATAATATGAGTAATACACCAGAGACAGACCATCTTGAAACCGAACTAGGTCAAACCGCATTGCAAGCGCATCCAGTTATCTGGGAGCATAGCAGAAAACTAGAACGCGAGCGCGACGAGGCGCGGGATCAGGTTAATCGCTATCGAGATAAGCTAGATTTACTTCCGATAAAGTGGGATATTTGAGCTTATTGGACTCCCTGTTGTGTATCCTGCAAATTATTTAAAAAGGAAAATTTAAAATGAGAATAGACTACGACAAAGATCAGTTAAGTTACGCTTTAGCGAATGCTTTAAAAGAACGCGACGAGGCGAGGGAGGAACGCGACAAGATGCAAACTGAATTGGAAATGTGGCGCGATGGTAACATCATGCACCAAATCCACAGAGATGAGTTAGAAAAAACAGGGCGCGAGCGCGACGAGGCGAGAAAAGAATCCGAGGAACAAGCCAGACTGATAGGAATGAGCGCGGAGCGCGAAGAATCCCTCCGAGGAAAGCTATTCATGCTGGAAAGAGAACTAGCCGGGTTAAAGGAAGCCGCTAAAGCAGTAGTCAACCGATGGGAACTCCCGTCTTGGAAAGACTCTGAACCTACAGCAGTGGTTATTTACAAACTTAGGGACACCCTAAACCTAGAAGATTAACGCCCGGTGAAATGTCCCAACTGCCAATCATCCACACATAAAATCGAAGACTCCCGCAAGTTAATTGATCGGCACGGCCAACGAATCCGGCGGCGAAGAACCTGCACGAAGTGCAAGTCCCGTTTCACCACCTACGAAATCATCGAGTTAAACCCAAACGAAAAATACAAACCGCACCCAGGACTTCGAGCGCCACGGAATAAAAAGAAGCCCAAAGAGAAAAAGAAAAAACCAAAAGAAGATTGGGTAAAGCGAATCATGCGAATGCTCGATGATACAGAAACCTCCGAACGAATTATTAGAAAGGAGATTTAAATGCCGCACATGAACGCCAGCGTCCCGCAACATATTTACGGGCGCGTCTCCCGGTCAATCCTTACAGGACTATCCCCGCAAGAAGCCGACAACTACGAAAATTGTGTGGTCTTTGGGATCACATCCCTACCGAGCCGCGCCTTGCATTTCTCAATCCTGCTAGAATCCCGAGCGCAATGGGCGCGAATCCCCTTGCACATGCTACGATGGGCCACGCACACGCCTCCTAACGGAAGCAAAAATTACGAAATCACCCATCCCCTGCATGAATTACAAATGTGGGATTGCCACGGATGGGATTTTTCCGTGGTGCAATATGATTACCTGCGAGAAATGGGGTGCGAATATCTGAAACGGGATGGGACTAAAGTGCCTGCCAGCTATTGGTTCACCCTGGATCATACAGACAACGGCTACAGCCAATACCCGCCAGAACATAAATGCTACCACCTATTACTTTTGGAAGACGGCAGCGACCAAATCGCCGCCCAACCCAACAACAGAATCCTATGGAATGACGATAGCTTTGTGAAAAAAGACTTCCCGATAGATTACAAAGTCATGCCCGCTGTAACTTGGCATTCCGAAGTATCACGCATTAACGCGCAAGAAACCGCCTTTACAAAAGACCCGTGACAAACAGCCTCCAAGATTACATTGCAAAAAACAAACTCGATCCCGTGAAGGTGATGAATGAATTGCAAGATCATGGGATTATCAGCGACAACTGCATTCACCCCGAAGATGTCGCAGACTCCGGCAAAGCCGTATCATGGCTGGCTTGGAGCTTGCCAAAACAATAGACAAATTATGACGCCCGAAGAAATCCGATCCATTGAACTCCGAAGCAATCCCCGAACATGGTTTGAAGTCTATGGAACCATCCTGAATCGAGCAGGCGAATTGGTTCGACCAACCGCCAATAGTTTTCAGGCGCGAGTATTTAGCATTTACCGCTGGTGTCGGGATAATCAAAAGCCTTGCCGGATAATTATTCTTAAGCCACGGCGAAAGGGCAGTAGCACCGTGAGCTTGGCCCTATGCTACACCCACTTGAGGAACTTCATGGGATACGGAGCCGTGCTAGGCGACGATCTCGGGACAACAGCGAAGCTCATGGAAACATGGAACCGATATGTGGAGCATGATAAATTCCTTGGATGGGGCAATGAGCCAGGATTGAGCAAGCGAAACTTTTCCCACGGGAGTAAAGTCTATGAAGAAACCGCGAACGATCCCCGCGCAGGCATGGGTGGAGACATCCATTTCCTCCTAGCTTCCGAGGCCGCACACTATCGCTCGAAAGGAAAAACCTCGGGCGAGTATGTCATGCAATCAGTAATGAACTCGGTTCCAAATCTTCCATCCTCTTGCGTCATTATTGAATCAACACCCAACGGAACGCAGGGAGTGTTTTACAACACATGGCAAAACGCCGTGGACTTTGAAGATTTTCAAACAGGAAGCGAAGGTAACGGATACATCCGAATCTTTGCGCCGTGGTTTGAATTTGAAGACAGCCGCGCCAAACTTTCTCCCGGCGAAGAAGAATCCATCCTCAACGACTTGGATTCGGAAAGCCGATACAATGGCGAAATCGCCTTGGTAGATCGCCACGGCGTTACCGCTGACAAATTAAAATGGCGCAGGCAAATCATTGATTCACCGGCTTGCGGAGGCGACCCGCGTAAATTCCAGCAGGAATACCCGTCCGACCCGATCAGTTGTTTCCTGCAAAGCGGATCAGGAAGGTTCGACCAAGAAGGGCTTGATGAAATCGGCGACTTCCTATCCCTGCAAAAAGACCCCGCCTACGGAATCTTGGAACAACCCGAAGGCGCAAGCCTTCCTGTTTTTATTCAGACAGCAAGGCATGAAGCTTGGGTGCGGATATGGGAAATGCCATCGGAGAACAAACGCTACATTGGAGCCAGCGACTTTATGACCGGCGAACAATCCAGCGGAAGCCGAAAAGAAACTGATTGCCACGCCACATTGATTGTGAGGGCCAAGCATATTGACGCCCATCAAGAATCCCATCGAGCCAAGATTGTCGCATCCTTCATGCCTGATGATCGTCAAAAAGATTTGGATATTGTCGCCGAGCGAATCGCCCTCATGTCTAAATTTTATGGCGGTTGCCTCATGGCTCCCGAGGTCAACAACCTGCACGGCATCATTGAACTTCTACGCAGGCACGGAGCAAATCTATGGATGCGTAAAAAAACAGGGACAGGGAAAACGATAATGATTCCCGGCTTCCAAACAAACACATCCAGCAAGAGACAAATTATTGGAGAGCTTGCCACGATGGTTCGCGAACGCGAACTAGAATTATCCTGCCCTAGAATCCTCTCGGAGTTACGAAACTTTATCGTTCATCCAGATGGAACAGAAGCCGCCACCGAAGGAGCGCACGATGATTGGGTCATGTCATTAGCAATCGCTGCCCATGTTTTGCCAGCCGCTAGAATCTTGGAAAGCGTAGAAACAAAATTAGCCCGAGAAGCTAGGCGAATGAACTTCTACAACCAACCTCGCGGGTTGCATGCAGAAATGCGATAACGCGCCCAACTCTTCACTTGCTTGAAATAACAAAGCCGCGAAAAATAAAACTTATGGTATGAGTAAAAAGTTTAAGAATCGCCGCCCCACTTCTAATCCCTACGCTAACCCACCATCTTCTGAAAACATTTCAGAAGGGAGCGCAATCGGCGTTCCAGACACTATCGCATGGGGCGACATGATGATAAGCAAAGACGCTACCCCCGAAATGTGGCAAAAGTATGCCAACCGATTACAAGCAGGCGAAAAGCCGCCAGGAGGGTATCCGACAATCGACTCTTTGAACCTTCCTGCTCAAAGGCCCGCTTTAAGGGGCGTTCCTCCAGGCACAATCCGCGAGCCACTTTTTGGGCGCAATAAAGATGGCTCCCCAAAGCCTCGCCCGCCCGGCATGACATCAGAAGAAGTTGCCGCTTTGTCCGCAGCCCAAGAACGCAAATATAACCCACCCCAAAAAACAACAAAGGCATCCTCTGCCCCTCGCACCCCTCCCCCCGCCCCTAATCCTTCTCGCTCTTTATTGCCACCTGCTACTATCCCGCAGACGCCTGAAAAACAACTACTTGAATATCAGGCTCGTATAAATAGTCCCAAATTTGCACAACTACTGCCACGCCAACAGGAAACATTAAAAAGTAGAGCGTCCGCTTTGCAGGAGCAAATATCCACAAAATCAACTGCGCCTCGCCCAGTTCCGTTGCCCATCGTTCCCGCGAAGAGCGCCCCAGCTAGAGATATGTATGGAAATGAAGTCAAGCTAGATGACATGGTTTTAAGCGGAGGGATGAAAGGCAAATTAGGAAGCAAGCTAAATACATTATCACGCGCCAGCAATGTTAGCGGCGGCGGATCAACTGGAACAAATACAGCAAAGCCCACATTCCGATTTTTAAATGGAGAAGTTATCTCGTTCGGAAATACGGGAGGGGGCGGGACAACAGAAGAAACTGAACCCGTAACAGGAATGAGATAATGTCAACCTCTCTAACCACAATGTTTTTTCCAGAGCCTAGCGAAAGCATCGCTGGACTAGCCGCCGCCGCCGCTGGATTGACACAGGAAGCAATGATTGCTCGAATCAAGTTAATTAAAATTGGACAGACAGGCAACAAGGAGGCGCAGGATGCAATTATCCAGCTTTCAAAAGTTGTACCGCCCAACCCGAACGCTGACAAAAAAAGAAAGTTTCGTAAGCCGAGACGATTGACAAAAGACTTGAACCGCAAAGACCGCCTGACCTTGAGGGGCGATGAAAAGGATGTTCGTACTGTAGATGGTAGATCGCTAGACATTAACGATATTCTAAACAAGGGCGGACTAGCTGGAACAAAGAAACTCCCGCAGTATGTCGTGGATGCCATCGCCTTCAAATCACAACGAGCCGCAGGCAAGCCTGCCCCTATAACACCGGGCATAAAGTCTATCGGCCCCAAACAACCAACCGCAAAACAACTACAACGCGAAGCCGCCAGAGCGCAGGCGGCAGAGGATGCCATGTAGGCAAATGCGGCCCTCTTTACAATTGATCTTGCCAAAACATTAAACAATAATCAGAACAAAACTTATGGCTAAAACAAACACAAAACTCTCGAAAAATGGAACGCCCAAAAGCGGGCTTCCTGGTTGGTTGGCAAATTATACGGGGCCAGCTGGCGAGCGCAGACAAGCAAGCACGATGGGGCCGGAAAGCCTTGGACAAACCTATTGGCAAAAAGCAGGGTATGCGACACAGGGAGAATATTGGCAAGCAAACCCCGAAAAAGCCCCGCGAGGCTTCTTACAAAACAACCCCCCAGTATCAAGACCCATTATAAACGGCCAAGTTGGAGGCAGGATGGATAATTCGGGTAGAGGTATAGGTGACGGAATACCAATGCGCGAACAAGTGACCGCAGGTTTACCTACTGAAACCTCAGACCTATTAAGGATTCTTAATGACAAGAAAACTTCGCAAGAAGATGTAACAAAAGTCAGGGAGGCGCTAAATAAAAAAGGATACACCGTAAACGAGAATTTAGATGGATCAGGAAAGTTTTATGCAGCTAAACAACAAGTAGGGTCAGGCTTTGATGTTAAGAAAGGATATTATTATGACCAAGAAAATCAAAGGTCTGTAAAATCCGGCTATTATTATGATCCTGTTACTCGACAAACACTGCCACAAAATAATCCAGATACAAAACTTAAAGAGGAGCGATATAATTATAGGGGGATGAGAGACCCAAAGACAGGGATGCCGGTAGGAATACCCACAGCCCAAGAGCTTGAAAATTTTAAAAAA